TTCCTTCCACAAAGAGAAATCGGCTATATACGTAATCGGTCTTTGTTTCCCGAATTTAGGTTGTAATTCAAATTTCGGTTGTATTTCGATACGATCATAGTTAGTGCCATTCATATTACTTTCTAAATATTGGTAATATTCACACTCTACTTTGCTATCAAATACAATTCCTTTGTACTCAACTTTCTTAGCGTTGTATTTACTCATTGTGCCACCTCTAAATATCAAATATCGTTGCTTGTAATCCTAGCTCTTGCTCATATAGAAGCCCGTGAGCGCCTTTAAATCGTTTTAGGTCACTATCAGTCATAATTTTCTTTTCGTCGCTGAAATGGGCTCCTGTGAGCGAATAAACTTCATTTACGTTGTCTTTATACTTGATGACCTTAATATCTTCTGTGCCATCTTCTCGGTATAAGTAATATTTTTCTTTCGGCATTTTTAACACTCCTTAATATTCGACGATAGCGGGGCGTGTATGACGTTCTGCAAGTTTTTGGATAAATAGGTCGTACAACCTATTTTCATCGCCCTGCGCCTCGTCTATGAGTTTCTGAGCGTACATATCTGAACACTCAAGTTTAGTTTTTAAAAATTCTTTGGTAATCATAGTTTTAAACCTCTAGTTCTGTAATCTTGACCGTCCATCTTGATTAGTGTTGTATTGCTCATGATTCTGCTGAATATACGTTGTAAGTCTTTGTTTTTTGTCATTTCTTTCTCATCTAAGTTAGTAGTAAAGATGTTGTGTTTGCCTATCCTACTTTCAATAAGCTCGAACATCTTGCTAGTAGCGAATTCATTCATGTTGATACCGTAATCATCGAATACCATCAAATCGACATCACTTATAATTTGAGCCAATTCCTGTTCGGTCATAGCAGTTTGGTTGTTATAAGTGTTTTTAATTGTTGATATCAATTGAGGTACGTTCATATATAACACTGTGTAGCCTTTAGCTTTAACTGATTTAACAATACTCATTGATAAGTGTGATTTACCTGTACCGAATGAACCTTGGATTAGTAGCGATTGTTTATTGTCTAACGTGAAATTGTTTGCGTAACGTTCGCATAAGTTTTTTGCATACACTAGTTGTTCATTAGTCGGATTGTAATTATCAAACGTTGCTTTCGTTAGATCTTCGTTCATTATCGATTGCTTGAATATGCGTTCTGCTTTTCTCCGCCTGTTTCTCTTGTGATAGTTTTCAGTTGATTGTTTGGCATACTCTATCATTTCGCAGTCACAACCATGTTTGAATTCTGAACCGTCATCAAATTTGTAATAGTCGTACTTACGTCCACAGTTCTCACATTTCAAATCAAACGCTTGTTCAATGATTTGCTTTTTTAAAGTTGGTTTCTTTGCTAAGTTCTGGAATGACTCCACTTTCTCACTCCTTTAAAATGGTAAATTTTCTATACTTGATTGTGATGCACGCTGGAATGCATCTACATATTGATTAGATTCGTTATTAATTTTCGCTGTTTGGTTTTTATAATTATCAAAGTTTCCACTAAATAACGTTTTAGGTCGCAAATACTCATCCATTTTCGGATTACCTTTCCATTGAGCAGTCATGTTATCAATTACTGTAAAGAAATCTTCTTTTGAATTATCTTCATTAAATCTAGCTTGTATCAGTTTTTGATTAGCTTTAGATTTATGACTAAACTTCTTGCCGGTCTTTTCGTTTAGATAATCAATAATCTCTTTGTATGGGATGCGTGTCGGGTTGCCCGACAATATATCTATTCTATTTATATTGTTATTACTTGTATTATTAATACTTGTAATATTCTCTTTGACATTTGCGTCAATAGGGGTATTGACAGAATTATCAATAGGGGTATTGATTTTTGCGTCAATAGGTATTGACGTTTGCGTCAAGGGGTACATCTTCCTTTGTTTAACTTCATTACCTTCTTTGATAATTTCGATTTTTAGATAACCAAAGTTGGTAAGGTTCGAAATTCTACGAGATATAGTTTCCTTAACAACGTTGTATAAAGTTGCAAAGTAACCATTACTTGCTGTGCAGTATCCGTATTTGTTACTTAAAGATGTTATTTCTGCAAAAAGTAACTTTTCGCTGTCAGTAAGTCGGTTATCGTATCTGACATTTGCTGTAATTATTGAGTAGTAACTTGGTTGGTCAGTCATGTTGATTCTCCTTTCTGGTATAATTTTGTTATCGCTACTGCGTTAGATTGGGGGTGAATAATTATGGATCCTATTTTAGGTAAAGGTATTGATAAAATTATTCAAGGTGCTGCAGATGGACCTATCAAAACATTAAATTCTACTTGGGATTTAATTTTTGGTGGATATCATAACTGGGTTGCTAAAATACAATATAAACGAGAATTAGACTTGACTGACTTTAAAGCTAATATTGAATCTAAGGTAAAAAAGATACCTGATAATAATCTACAAGAACCTGAACTTTCAATAATTGGACCCGCTATTGAAAGTTCTAAATTTTATATTAGCGAAAGAGTAATAAGAGATCTTTTCTCTAATTTAATTGCATCTGCAATGGACAATCGCAAAACAAATGACGTACATCACTCTTTTGTTGAGCTTATTAAACAAATGTCACCTAAAGATGCAATATTGTTTAAATTTCTATGCAATCAAAAAGTTATTCCGGCTGTAAGATACAAATATATACGAGACAATAGTAAGGCAGGCGACTTTTTGTCAGATAGTATTATTTCTAATTCACCAATCGATTTAAATTCAACAGAAATTTCATTAAATAATTTAGAAAGAATTGGTTTATTAAAAATTGACATAGGTCTAAATTCTTATACTAATGAAAATCTTTATGAAAGTTTTGATGATCCCAAAATAATCAATAATTATATTCAAAAATATGAAAAAGAAACTTACAAAAAAGTTCGTGATGTTTTTAATATGATTAATCATTTTGGTATAGAAAATATATCTCGTTACTATAATTTATCTATCAATGAAGTTTATACAATTGTAAAACCTGCCTGTATTGAGTATGACAAGGGGTACATTGAAATTACCTCTTTTGGCAAAGCATTTGCCAAATGTTGTTTTTAATATCTAGAAAATGGTTTTCCTACAGCTTTTTTATAATTTCTAACATTCCTAATCTCTTCCGCCAAGATGACGATTAGGAGTGCTATTTTTATTACTCTTAGTCTATTCATTCATTTTTCTCTCCTTTCAACATTTTATTGAGCCTCTCATCAACTTTTATCCACGAGTCATGCAAGTGGTATTTATCATCAAACGACTTAACGCCAATCGCATGTTGCTCGTTGTGATGTTCGCGACATAACGCTAATACATGTTTGTCGTAGTGATTCATCTTATTTCTGTTCATACCTCTACCGACTGCTTCGTAATGTGCTAGGTCAGCGTGAGGCTTTCCGCATATAATGCAATGACGCGTAACAGTTGCCCAATAAAGATAATTTTTTTCTTCTTTCATCAATTTGCTTGTTTTATAATTTAATGGAATCGCATTTGTAAAAATCCACTCAAACATCGCTTCTATAATTTGCTTGGCTATAGTTCGAGAACAATTTGATAAAGATATGCGTTCTTCATAGCCATACAGAAACTTCACATAATCTTGGAACATTTGTCTCATATAATCTCGAGGCTGTCCTGTATGAGCTTCTATATCGTTACACAATGCGAATATCAATTTGCGTTGTTGTCCAGTGATAGAATTCGGATCTATCACTGAACAATCAACATCAATTGGCTGGTTCAAATCTAGCAACGTTAGCGCTTCATCTGGTATCTCTACACCGGTAACAACTACATCATATAAACCATTGTTATTTTGTTGGTATTTGATGATTTGTGCCACTTAATCACACCCTAGAAAGGCAAATCGTCATCAGATATATCAATAGAATTATTAGTATTTTCAAACGGATTATTATTCACATTAGAGTTGTTAGAACTCTCATTGTTATCATTTTTTTCGTTTTCTTTAATTCCAACTTTTTCATAAACTGCTGTACCTTCAAATTTCCAAAATCTTTTTAATACTGTATTCCATTTATCTTTATAATCATTATATTTTCGTTCTAACTCAATATTGATTGGTTTACCGATTACATCTCGTTCAGTAAAATTAAATTGACCATTATTGTCATCAATGCCTATTGCCTTCAAGAATGTGTATAACCAGTTTTTGGCGAAGTCGTTTGAAGTATCGCCGTTTGCATAATGAGTGAATTCTCCTTCTTCTTTATGAATAAACGTGATTACAAATTGTGGATGTCCATTCTTAGACTCTTTAGATTCGAAGTTTTTAACTTTCACACTGTATTGTCCTGGTTGCATGTAGTTACCTAATTCTTGTGCGCCTTGTAAGTTTAAATTGAAGTTCATAATTAATTACCGTCCTTTTTAGTTTTTTATTAGTTTCCGTTTTGTGCCATATCTATAATTTTTGAAATTGAAGCATTTTTAATACCTGGATTATTGATTGTTATTTGCGGATTATGCCTAACTTTAGTTGTATATAAATTAGAAGGTTCTACAGAAAACACATAATCGTGTGTCGCATTTCCGTTCTCATCTGTATGATCTTTTATAAATGTGTGTCCTATAATGTCGAACTGAGTTACTAAGTTGTTGTGTATTGCCGGTTGTACTTCAATTGATATTCTAGGGTTAATAATTTTTCCGTTCTCATCTTTATCTTCTGAGTTAAGCCCTTCATGTCCTGTAAGCACAACGTGAAATCCGAGCTTATCTTTAACCTTTAATAGGTGCCTAATCGAGTTAACAATTAATTTAGATGCTTCCCCATAATCTTGAATTCTTGCTTTTTTGACTTGGTGCGTGTTCATCACATGAGTCAGCGTTATATCTCTTAACTTTTGTGCTGTTTCAATTACAACCACATCAAGTAACTTTCCTCTTTGTCTAGCTGTATTTACAATCGATTCAATACTCGCAATTGTGTTTCTAAAAGCAATGTAATTGTCGACTCTCTTCACAAAACCTTGTCGCGTTACTTGAGTACCATCTTCGTGAATATCGATAATAAAAGCGTTGTTTTCTCTAGTAGCTAAAGTCGTCTTGCCGGTTCCTGATTTGCCATATACCATAATTGAATAATAGTTCTGAGTATCTTCGTTAATTTCTTCAATACCTAGTTCTTGTAAAATGTCTTGTTCCTCACTCATCACTTAATCACCAAACTTTCCGTTACCTTTAATTCAGCGCCCGGAATATCTTTGCCAGCTTTCAAATCATCGATTAGTTGCTTAGAATTAAGCTTTGGCGCTTGTGATAGCCAATAATCCTTTGGAATAAGTTTTTCATCGATAATATTTTTACTAGCCCCGTTTTTGCGCTTGTAAATGTGATTAGTAGCTGTGCGGTAACTATCTACTTCCTGTGTTTCTAACATCTCTTTTAAGTGATCTCTTAATCGATCAGTTAAATTTTGTTTTTGTTTCTTTAAATTTTGAAGTCGCTTAATCTCTTTATCTATGACATCTATGTCACCTAAAGTTTCACGTCTCCAATTGACAATGTTATCTACTTTGACATTCATTTCTGCTTGAATAGAATCTAATGTGTCTTTTAATAATGTTTGATCTAATTCATCTTGATTAGACAACTCTTTAAATGCTTCTGATAACTCATATAGATTAGCCATCGCTTAACGCCTCCCCTGCAATCATCTTTTTAGCTTTCTCGTATCTAGCCAATATTGTGTTATCGTCATCTACATTGTTGTGCATATTTATTGATGCGACTTTTCCTAAATAGTCATCGCTGTAGTGCCAGACCCATATAACGTTGTACTTATAATCAACTTGATAAGAAGTGCTTTGTACACGTTCTATTAAGTCAATTGCCATTCGTTTAAATTTATGTGTTTTCATATCGCACCTACCATTTCATGACTAAGTTAATTAGTCTGTCATAATCATCTGCGTTTTCTTCAATCCATTCGTAAATAGATTGATTCAATATGTCTAATGCTGTGTATAGATCGTTCTCATTAGTTATGTTTATGCCGTCGATAAACTTATCTTCTAAATCTAAGATATTCACCAGAATGCTGTGGTCCTTCTTCTTAACTGCTAATTTAAAATCAAATCCGTCTACATTAATTACCTTTTGACATACCTCGCCTATTTCGTAATACATCTTGACTTCCTCCGTTTTTCGTTTTATATTGAACTTGAATTTTATTTCCTGAATATTTGATACTGTTACTCATTGCCGTGAGTAGCAGTTTTTTTATTCTTCATAAAAGTATTCCTTATAAAATATGAATGTCGCTATGCTTGCGAATCCTGCAATCGACCATGCTGTAGTGAAGTACAGCAATGGCATAAGCACAATTGCTAAGACTGTGAAGCATAGTACTGCTACTAGGTAGCTTTTATAAATGTTGCTCATTTAATATCCTCCTAATACCATTTTTTATGCTTTCTGATCAAATACTCTTCCAATTTAGAAATATTAATCAGAGTGCCTGTTGGTGAATAATCAATGTATAAATTTTCTACACCTAAATTATCTTTGCGGTAATATTTCAACCAGTTGTATACTGTACTTCTACATACTCCAAACAATTGATGGATTTGTGTAGGTGTTGCGTATAACTTTTTCACAAATTTTTCTTCGCCTCTATATGTGTTTTCTGGTGTTGGTGGTACTATGATTTTTGGCATTTCTATCTTTCCTTTCGTGTATAATGTTGTTATTTGCTAATAGTTTGTTCGGCGAACTTCAAAAGGCGACGAGCAGATTCAGTAGAATTTTCAGCATCTTTCGGTATGGTTAAAGATTTGTTGTTTAGATAGTCACTCAACGCCCTGCTACTAATCACAGGTTTTCTAGTGTGCTTCTCAATCTTCCAAACCTTCCACGTCACAACTGCCATTGTGATGAGGAGGGTTGTTTTGTATAGTGCGTTCATTTGTAATTCCTCCTATTAAGTTGTTTGTTTTTCTCCTAAAAACTTGTTAACAAAGTATTGTTGTCCTTTACCTGTTACTTTTGGCGTCTTACTAATTGATGTGTGACCGTCCGAATGTGTGATTGATGTTTCTTTAATTTCGAATAACTCACGTTCCATTGAATACTGTGTAGGCATGTTATAATCCACACCCTTGCGTTTAATAAGGAATCCGTTTTGACGTAACCACTCAAACAATCTGCGTTGCCCGATGTTTATACCGTTTTGTTTAATGATCTTTGCTAACTCTCCAACTAAAATTGATGTCTTAGTAGTAGCTACTGCATCTGCAAATACAATTTTTGGTTTATCACGTTCAATCTTTGTTTCTAATTGATTGATTGTGTTGTTAGCAATTTTTAAAGCACGTTGCATAATCATTTCTGGGCTGTTCCATGCTTTTTCAACTTGGATGAAATATTGTCTTGCACGTTTACCGGGTTCACTACGTTGAATCATTGCGATTTCTTTTGCAGTGTCTAGTGTGAGTGCGTGGTCTAAATAATTAATAGCGTTACCTTGAGCTGTTACTCTTTTTTGAGTAAGAGCTGTATAATCAATATTTTCTTCAAAGCCATAATTAATCATTCTTTCAAACCAATCGTTATATCTTGTCTTAACCTCTAATGCTTGATGAAGTTCTCGACCGCTGATTGCGATTTCTCCATTTTCTTTTTCTTGTATGTTGAACATTTCGCCTATGTTCGATTTTGTTTGTAATGCTTGCATTTTATTTCTCCTTTACATTAGCGATATCAACTTGTAGTGCATCGCATATTTTTTTTACTGTGAGGAAACCGGGGTTTTTAACCTCTGTTTCGATAGATCGAATTGTCGAGTTTTGTAATTCCGTTAGCTTCGCTAGTTGATAGCGTGTTATCCCCTTTTCTTCTCTCAATTCTTTTAAGTTCAGCATCTTACCACTCCTTATTGTCCATAACGATATTTCGTTATATAATTAATCCAACCCCACTACATTGGGAGGTGATTTCCTTGCTTATGCGAGGTTTTAAATCATCCTGTGGTTTTATAGGTTAGTAAGTCTAAATTAGAACATCGTTTGTTGTGTTCCACAGTCAACCAAGAGACGTTAACTAGGGTATGCGTACTAGAAGGTAGTAACTTTTAGGACGCTAGACTTTGACGGAAAACCTAAGCACCATACAGGGCTGGGGACGATACCAGCAAAAATTGTGCTGTTAGTCGTAGTAATTAGAACCGAACAAAATTTCCGTAACACATACCTTCTACGACAAGGTGTGTGTTTTTTTATTGGAAACAAAATGTTTGTAATGCTTGCATAATATTTATGCTCCTTTCGTGTATAATTTATTTATCGCTACTGCGATGGTGGGTGGTGATAAGATTGAAAACTAACTATAACTTTAGTATCAATGTTAGAAATGCCGGTAAGTTTGAAGAAACACCATGTGAATTTGTAGATGGTAGCAAAGGTGTTCGATTAGCTTACGAAAATGGTTTGGTCGTAACAATCCACGTTAACGGCAATAATATTGATATACGTTCAAGTCACCTATTAATTTTGGTTGATGAAAACCCTTTAACTTTTGATGTTGATATGAATACAAAAAATCCTAAATAATTTTTTTACCATCAACAGTTAAAGACAATGTATTTTTATTTTGGAGATGTAAGAGGTCTATTGTCGTTAGTAATTCCTCTTCGCTCCATTTTTCTTTTTCTGCTAGTTCGATGATTTTTACTGCTATTTCATGAATCTTTTTTAAGTCTTGCATTTGTTGTTCCTCCTTTTAAGATGTTTGTTTAAATTTCAAATTGGCTAATATCTACACCGTATTTAATCGCCATACTCTTAATCACTGAAATGTATATCTCAACCAATCTAGGTTCATCAGTAATCACATCTAATTTTGACAACTTGTTAATCTGGGTTTTCGTTGCACCATTCGCTAGCATTTTGCCTTTGCGGTTCTGCATACGAATTTTTAAATTACAGCGTCCTTTTTCTTCTAAAGCTTTATATGCTTCAGACTTAACTTTCTGGTGCATTGCTCCGCCACCTAAATGTTGTGCAATCGCAGATAACATTTTGTTTGTGTCGTTACGCCAGTTTTTCGTTTCAATACCGACAATGTGACGAATGCCTGTGATTTCTTGTTGCATTTGTTTGTTAAACTGTTCTTGGTCTTTTTGTGCTTTGAACATCATCTCTAATGCTTGCATTGGTGTTTGTGGTACATTAAGCTGTGCTTGTTGTTTAATGTATTCATCCATTTTATGAAATGCATCAACATAAGTTGCAGTAAACAAAATGCCTTTACTACCTGTCATCTTGTTTGCTACTATGTCGCAACCTTTTTTGGTTAGTAGGTAACAAGGTTGTACTTTGTTTTGTGAATTAACATAGGTGCTTTCTTCAAAGAAATTATGACTACTCAATTTTGAGGAGTCCTCTAAAACCTTGATATAACCTTTAATGTCTCTTACTAAATTGTCGTGTCGCTTTCCTATCATTTCCGCAACTTCTCTACTGTCTACATAATGTGTTTCGTTCTGTTCTACTATTTGTAATGCTTGCATTTCAGTTTCCTCCTTAAGTTAAAACTTTCTTTTTGCGTAAGTCTTCGTTAAAAAAAATATCTCTTCCTTCTTGAGGTGTCAATTCTAACGCAAAATAAATACCATTTATTACCGGGTACGACGGTTTCGTTCTCCCGTGAATCATATTAGATAAAGTATCTCTATTAACACCAATTTCTTCAGAAAGGGTTTTGATGTTATGTTCTTTCAAAGCCATTTTAGATTTCAAAAGTTTAGCATCTATAGGCATTTCTTTTCACCACCTTTCGTATTACGTAAGTAATCTTATCATGATGTTACGAAAGAGGTCAAGCACTTTACGAAAGTTTTTTAGAAAAATATTGCAAATGCCGAAAGTTTTCCTTATAATAGAACTATCAAGTAAAAGGAGCTGTATTACGATGTGCTTTTCAAAAAGAATGAAACAATCAAGAGAAAAACAAGGTATGACTTTGGCCGAACTAGGAAGAAAAATTGGTAAAACTGAAGCTACTGTACAGCGTTATGAAAGCGGAAATATCAAAAATTTAAAAAACGATACTATAGAAAGTATAGCTACTGCATTAAATGTTAATCCTGCATATTTAATGGGGTGGGTTGAAGAAAACGATGATGAAGTACAACATCGTGCAGCTCACCTTGAAGGAGAATTGACAGATGATGAATGGCAAAGAGTTTTAGATTATGCAGATTATATAAGAAGTAAACGTAAGTAAAGGATGTATCAGATGGGATTATATGAAGAAACTTTAATACAACATGATTATATTGAAGTAAGAGAGGCTGATGTACTTCCAGATAATTTAGACGGGGTATGGTTAGGAGATCTAATTTTAATAAAGCGTGGTTTATCAGATACAGAAAAGGCAGGAATTCTCTTCGAAGAATTAGCACATAATAAACTTACATACGGTGATATAGCTGATTACTCGAAATTCAACAATCGCAAGTTCGAAAATTATGCACGTAGACATGGTTTTACTTCAGCTGTACCGATACGTGAAATTGTAGAAGCTTACAATTATGGCGTACGTAACTTGTATGAGTTGTCTGAGTATCTACAATTAAGCGAAGAATACATATTGGAGGCAATAGAACAATATAAGAAGATATACGGTATTGGAACTCACTATGGCGAGTATTCGATTACATTTGAGCCGTTGAGAGTTTTTAAATATAAAGAAATATGAGAAAAGGAGTCGTATAAAAGATGAATCAAGTTCCTAATGATAAGTTAACAGTTAAAGAGTCTTGGACTGCCGGAAAAATTCGAGGGAAGTTAAATAAAGGTCAAAAACAAGTATTTGATCGTATGTCAATTTCTGAAAAACGTGATATTATCGAAAAATTTAATAACAATATTCCTTTTGAAGTAGAAGAAATCGAAAGAAATCAGGAAACAAAATACAAAATTATCGAAAAAACTTTAAATAAACGCGAACTAAATACAATGTCTGAGAGCGGTAAAGATATGTTGTTAAAAAATAAAGTTGGTCAATTTATAGACAGCTTTTCAACACGTTTCAGTAGTTCGTTTTCTAATCCTAACAACGCAGGTCAGATGTTTACTTACGAAATGATAAATCAAAATTTCGTCTTAATAGAGATGTTAGACGAACATCTTAAAAATGAAAACAAAATCATAGAACAAAACAATGAAATCATAAATTTATTAAAACAAATTGCAAATAAAGGGGTATAAAACATGAAAAGATTATTAAGTTTATTATTAGCGAGCGCATTAATATTAAGTGCATGCGGTAGCAACGACGGCGATAAGAAAGGGGAAAGCAAGAAAACGGAAAAATATTAAGAGAATATACCAAATCAATTAATAAGACGGAATAAATAGGTATCCTTGTATTCAGATTTGATTTTTAACATAATTTGTTCATAAATTTTTAATTTAAGTTCTTGTTCATCGTCATAAATATCAAATTCACTACTATAATTTTCAACTGATTCTTTTATATAAGCTATTTCTGCGTCAGTAAATTTTACACACATTTCATCACCTACTTTTTATTTTATTATATCACATTTAGTACCTAGTACTAAAATCACGGGTAGCCCGCCTACCCTTATTATTTTTTGCCAATTTTGAGGAGGGATGTAAAATGTGGTTTGAAAAATTTAAAAATAAGAACAATGAAACGAAGTATAGATACTACGAGAAATACAAAGATCCGTATACAGATAAATGGAAACGTGTAAGTGTTGTCTTGAATAAGAATACAAAGCAATCGCAAAAAGAGGCAATGTTTCGTTTAGAAGAAAAAATAAAAGAAAAACTAAACAACAAGTCGTCAAGCGAATTAAAAACTTTGACTTTTCACGCGTTATTAGATGAATGGCTTGAATATCATATAAAAACATCTGGCTTTAAAGTAACGACGCTTGATAATTTGAAAACAAGAATCAAAAACATCAAAAAGAACAGTTCTCAAAATTTACTTTTAAACAAAATTGATACAAAGTACATGCAAACATTTATTAACGAATTATCAAACGTATATTCTGCAAATCAGGTAAAGCGTCAACTTGGACATATGAAAGAAGCTATTAAATACGCCGTTAAATTTTACAATTATCCAAACGAACACATATTAAATAGCGTCACACTACCAAAGAAGAGTAAGACGATAGAAGATATAGAAAAAGAAGAAGCGAAAATGTACAACTATTTAGAGATGGAACAGGTAATACAGATACGCGATTTTATACTGAACGATAATAACATGCAGTATAGAGCTCGTATTTTAGTTGCTGGGGCTGTAGAAGTTCAAGCCTTAACAGGTATGCGCATAGGTGAGTTATTAGCTCTCCAAGTTAAAGATGTTGACCTCAAAAATAAAACGATCGCTATTAATGGCACTATTCACAGAATCAAATGTAATGCTGGATTTGGTCACAAAGATACTACGAAGACCGCAGGTTCAAAAAGAAAAATCGCCATCAATTCAAGGATAGCAAATGTATTGAAAAAAATAATGTTAGAAAATAAAAAGATGCAACAATGGGAACCAAGCTATGTTGATAGAGGGTTTATATTCACAACTTGCCAAGGAAATCCTATGCAAGGCAGTAGGATAAACAAACGATTGTCCTCAGCTGCAGAATCATTAAATATAAATAAAAAAGTTACTACTCACACACTAAGGCATACACACATAAGTTTATTGGCGGAAATGAATATATCGTTAAAAGCAATTATGAAAAGAGTAGGACATAGAGATGAAAAAACGACTATAAAGGTGTATACACATGTAACAGAGAAAATGGACAGAGAGTTAGAGCAAAAATTAGAAAAACTTGTGTACTAA